ATTTTGGAACAGGTAAAAATGCAGAAATTTTAAAAAATAATGCGCCTTTTTTCTGCACTAGCAAAACAACAGGGGATGTTGATAAATTAACAAGAAGTACTCTTGATGCCCTATCTGTTACATCTGGCGGAACTGTTCTTGCGGATGATTCTCTTGTTGTATGTTTGCAGGCATTGAAACGCTATGCAAAACGATTTGAACATATCGGCGCAAATATAAATATAAAAACTTTTGACAAATCAGAATAAATTGGTAGACTAAAGGTGTTAGTTGTGTAGCTAACATTGAAGCAAAGAAAAGTGTCTGGCAAGGTGAAACTCCGTAAGTCCTACGGTTGGGAAGCCAATAATAGCTCTTTGAATCATAATTTACAAAGACGGCTAATTCATACTGTCTTTGCTTCTTTAAAATTATTTACGGATTATGGAAAACCAAACAAAACCAATCGAAATCCCAAATCTGGGCGGCCTGATAACAACAGGCGATCTTTACAAAAAAGGGCGTTTTACATACAGCGCTTGGGCTAAAACAGCGCAAAGAATTAGAGAAGAAGCGCCAAACTGGTTCTTTTCATTAGAACCTGACCCAAACGGCCAACTTGTTTGGATGGCTCCAAATAATACAGGTTATTTGATGGGATTTTTTGTAAATGTCATAACAGGGGTCAAACTTCCTTTGTTTCCCTATGCAATAACAAACAATAAAAACGATGCTATAGATTACGAAAAAATTAGTGCAAATGATATTCAAAATTCGCAACGCCGTCATTTATGCGCCTGCGCTTGTTATTCCTTCGGCGATGCTTATGAATTATGGGCTGATGTTGAAGTTAAAGACCTTGACCAACCAAAAGAAGAACCGCCTGAAAATAACGATGTTGTAAGAACACCGACAAAACCGAATCAAGAACCTGATAAAGATTATCTAATACCAAAAGCAATAAATCCTGAAGCAAGGGATTTGATTTGCCAAGACATTCGCGATTCAGGCCATCAGGAACAAATCTTGAAAGACTTTAAAGAACACTTTAAATTAAAAGTAAAACAAGTACGTCCTGAAAATATTACATTATCTGAACACGGCAGATTTTTGCGCCAAGCTGTTGAAAAGTATAAAGATGATTAATGACCGAAGAACAGGCCACAAAATCAGGCGAAGAAGTTCTTGCGCAACTTCGATCTCGCCGCAACTCTTATTACAACCGCAACAAATTTTATTTCAGAACCGATGATACGCAAGCCACCCTAATCCGTAAATACTGCGCGAAAAACAAAATTTCGCTTACACAATTATTTGATCAACTTTTAACAAATTTTTTTAATCATGCCTGAATCATTCAAAGCCGCCCTTCCTTATCCTATAAAGTTTTCTACAAGTGAAAACGATTATGAAGATCAAGATAAATATCCACAAAAAATGTCTTTGTTTATTCCTTCTGAATCTGTTTCCGCCTTCTGTGAAGAAGTCATGAAAATGGTTGATACCAAACAAAGAAAAGGAAAAGTTTGGGATTACTCTAAAAAAGAAGAAGTCGAAGTTGATGGTATTTACATCAATGCAAAAGCCAAGGAAGGCAAATATGGATTATTTGGAAATATAAATTTAAACTTTATAGAGCCTACAGCGGGCGATGAAATTCCTTTTTAATTCTTGACTTATTATCGTCTTTTTCCTTTTTAAGACTTATCTTTATTAGTTCTGTTTCGAGGTCACCAATTTTTGCAATGCAATTTTTGATGATCTCGTCTTTTTGCCAATTTTGTCGCTGATAGTTTACAGCTATATCAAGCAAATATTCAAAGTCAGTTATCTCGGCTAACATCCGCGCCTGAATCTCAAGATAAAGTTGATCTTCAAGCGTTTCTGTTATGGTAAGCCAATCATCCCAAGCCATAGCAAGCTGACCTCCTTATATTGAAAATAGGCTTACTTTTGGGGAATTAGTAAGCCCATTTTTTGCAGAGAAGGCATCGACCACCTGACGCCTTACGCCAACCATAACTTAAAGTTATGTTACAGGCCACAATTTTTCTTTAACTAACTTTACTATTTCGTCATCAATATCTGTCTCTGTGGACTTTGCATAATCCTCTAAGAGCGAAATTACCAAAGATTTAATTGCGTTGGATTTGACGAAAAACTTCAGTATAGGCTTGATAAATCGAATCATGTTTTTGTAATATATTCTTTTCAACTCTAGACAAATTTGCTAGTTTTAGCAAAAAGCCTTAATTATGGAAGATCAGGAACCTAGTAAAGTTGAAACCATTGTAAAAGTTTGCGTTCTTCTTTGGTCGGCAACTCTTTTAAGCCTTTCATATTACGAACCGCCATCTGGAAAAAAAATTGTAGATTTTGACCCGACATTTATTGCAAGTATTTTCAGCGCGTCAACTGCGTCACTTGGGTTTTCGATAAAAAAGAAAAAAGACACTATAGTAGACAATAAGAACTCCAAAGTAGGTATCAAATGAAAAAATTACTTCCTATTTTATTTTTTCTTCCTTTGCCATTGCAAGCGGGCTATGTCCACAAAATAACGGCGTCCGCCCAAGGCGTGGTTGATGGTAGCTATTCGCAGGCAAAACGGATTGGTTCGACCTATTCAATGAGTTCGACAGGGATTACCGCGGGAACAATGGGGCATTTAGATTCGCCCGCACTTGATAATAGTTCAGTATTGACAGGCGTGGCAGCTACACACGGAACAGGGTCTTATACGCAAACCACAGCCGGCGCCGCAACAAGTTTTTCAGAATCATTTATTCAAGGGGATGCTGTAGTTACAACCGCAAGTGTTTCTTCTGGCGTTGTTTCTTCTTTACCAGTAACAGGCGACACAATCACATATTCAGGCGGGTCTAATACAGGACAATCAATCGGAATAACTTCTGTTGCAGGCGGAACTATAACATTAAGCCCCGGCGCGGCAGGGTCAAGCGTAACAGGTTCAATTACAAGTTCTATCGAAATCGAATAATGCGGCGCTTATTTATAAGCCTTTTTTTATTATCAAGTTCGCCCTGTTTTGCTATTCCCGTAATTCCAAATTTTTCTGCGGGTAGTAGTATAAGTCGAACAACCAGTTCACAATCAACACGGGAAATAATTCAGTCGTATTCTTATTCTACGGGGTATCAGTATACAACAGGCGGAACCAATGTCGAAGCGGTCACGGCAGGCGGAACAATCAGCCCTGAAGCGATTGCAGGGGCAACACAAACAATTAACGGCGTTACATCTACAACAACAGGAATCAATTTATCTACTAAACCCCAATGGAAGCAATCAACGGCAGGGGCGGCCACGCAATTTCACGAATCGTATATTGGGCCGGGGTTAAATTCTTATGTCCATATTGACCGCACAATTGAAGTTCAATCTGTAACTGAATCAACGTCCACGTTTACGCAATGATAAATAAATTTAAGATAGCAGGCGCAATATTATTTTTTTCTGTCCAGTTTCCAAGTTATGCCAACACCAATATGACAAATAATCCAGTAAGTAATAGTTCTGGAAGCGTTACGAATTTGGGGGTAATGAATATGCCGACAAGACAATTTCAAAATCAAGTCGGCGGGCAAACTGTAGTCTGTCAATCTGATACTTTAGTCATCCAACCTTTTGTCACTTCATCGGCTTCATTCACAAAACCATATCAAGACTATTATCTCGACCCTATATATTCAGTTAGGGATGTCGAAGGCGCGACAGATGCTAATGGCGTGACAATAGGCGATGGCGATGCTGATAACCCCGGCCAAATTATCGGTTATAAAACAATAAGAACAGCGCAAAAAGATACATATAATATTTCGCCGGGAATCAGTTTATCTTGGAATATTTCACTTGATCGAAAAGCGGTCAGGTTATGCCGCGAAGCGCAACAAAGGCAATCAGATTTAATTCAGGCAAGAATAAATGATAATATGTACGCGCTTGAACTCGGACGCTTGAAAACCTGCGGCGATCTTTTGTCCAAGGGTTATAATTTCAAAAAATCGTCAAAATATTATAAATTATGCGAAGATGTCCAATTAACAAATCCAAGCAATACTTTAATTAATCATCAACATTCTTTGAAAGAAGTTTCTGTTTCTTCAAACGAGAAGAAGAACTGAATTTAGTTCCTGATTTTTTGCCGATAAGTTTTTTTGCGCGATTTATTATTTGTTTAAATATTGGTTTTAGTAGTCTTGTTAAAAAAGGCGTAGCAGTTGCGGCGGATGTTGCGACAATAGTTACAACTAGGGTCGTTGCGACAACAGATGACGATGGTAGGTATTTATCGACAAAATCAGTTTTAGCCCATATCTCTACACATTTTCCGTCTATAACTTCAAAGCCAACAACTTTTTCTTGTGCTTCGGCATTTCTTACATCGTTAAGCCTAAATTGTTGATCTTTCGCAGGGCAATCAATTTCTTTTTCTTCGATTACATTATTATTATTTTCTTTTGGTTTTGGAATTTCTGGCGTTTTTATTTCTGGTATTTCTGGCGCTTCTGTTTTCGTGTTTTGTTTTGGCGTAACTATTTTTGCAGATGGCGAATAATCAGGCGCAAAATAAAATGGTGCGGTGTGATCGCACAAAGCAACATTTCCTTCTGGGTCGTTGTTGAAATGATCTTTCCCACCCGTCAAAGAATCGCGTACAACAGCGCAAGGCGCATCAATGACAGGAACGCCCATATCAATAGAAACAGGCGTATCAAGGACGATAGGCGGTTCAATATGGATAGGTTCTGGAATATGTATATTAGGAATATTTATTTCTGGTATTTCCATAAAAAAGGGGGCTGATTATTCAGCCCAAGGGTCGTTTGTAAGTGGTGCGACTTGTATTGTTTTCCAACCTTCATTTTCTAATTGTCTAACTGCGTTAGCGACTAAATCAGGTCTACCACATAATTTTTCAACACAAACTTGATTATCCCATTCTCTTATTGTGCGAACTGCGTGAGTGTAGTTTCTTGCTGTTCTTGCTGTTCTTGTTGTTCCATCTTCAAAAGTGAAAGTTAGTTTTCTTGTTTTAGCCATTTTGGTTTCCTTGGTTTGTTACATTCCAATTATAATATAATTAAATTAAATTGTCAACTATTTAAAATGGAATTACGTTCCCTGTTGATTTTGGTAATTCTGGAACTTCTGGTAAGGGTATTTTTTCAATAACTTCTTGAATCATTTTTTCTTTAAAATCATCACTTGTTACCATCATGTAACCATAAACCCCTGCGCCTAACATTGACGCGCTGATTAAAAAACTTAAAATGGATAATATTTGTGAAATTTTTGCCATGAGAGAAGCCTTTGCCCGTGCTTTAGTACCTGTCACAATTATAACCTTCTGCGGAATCTGTGCATTAGCGCCGTTATATCTAACTCTTGGAATAATGACAAGACAGATGCAAGAAAAGGTAAATTAAGTTTTTGTTTTTGTATCTTTTTTGAATTTTTTTTCTAAAGAGGCAATTTTTTGTTTAAAAAGAACTTCCGCAGTTTGTAAATGTGATATTCCATCCTGTATTTTTTTTAATTCTTCACAGGCTACATTGTATTCTTCGGACAGTTTTTCTTGAGTTTTTGTTGTCATAATAACTTACAATTTATGAAGGATTAGCAAGCAAAGCGGCTTTATATTTTTCTTTTAAGGAATCAGTCCAAACAGCGTTACATACTGCCTGCACCTCGCTTGGCTGTGATGAAATATCAGTATCAACAAGATTATTTGAAGAATCTAATCCACCGGGATAAAGAACATATCTATGAAATTGCCTTGAAACTTCCACATCATCTTTTTTGATAATATTTGCTTGTCTAACTTGTATAGCAAAGCCACCTTGAACGACTTCTATTTTGTCGTATTCAGTTGTTTCAGTAAGTGCCATTAGGATTAATCTCCGATTAAAACAGGTTTAGGCTTAGTTTATAGACGTAGCTCGGTCTAAGCATCTGCCAAATAAAAACCAGAAATACTAACATGTGAAGAGGCCGGGAAGGCTTCGTTTATAGTCAAAGTGCCTAATCCACTACCTTCTGATTCTGTTATTCTTACATAGTTTGCGGGAAAATCATTCCTTGCATCTGCATATATACGGTGATTGTCATAAGTTGAACCAGTGAAACGAATTGAGCATGGTGAATGTATAGGTCTTGAAGAATTTGCTCTTGCAAAAGGAAAAGCCCCATTAATTCCATTAACTTGTTCCCCAGTAACACCATTTAAAGATGTACTTGAGGCCATCTGTATTTCAAGTACAAACATTACTAATCGCCCAATTTTAATATAATTTCCATTTCTTTGTGCATAACTCGCATCTGTAAAAGCTGCATTTTGCATACTATTTAACTGAGGTGAAGAAACACTTGGCGTGAAAGTGCCTTCTTCATAATGATCCAAAAGCTCACTGTCTTTTGTGTAGGAACTAGAAGCAGCAGTTTGCGCAGAAAAGTCAATTCCATGACCATCTGTGCCGATTACTAAATTACCATCACTTACTTCAAAATGACCCGCATCTGTTAATTTTGCTCTTTCTGTTAAACCCGCTGTGGCACTTGCAGTAAAGAATGTTAAAAAACCATTATTAGAAGCATCTGTTAAGTTTGTGCCTTGAACACTTGCATAAGTGTTACCCCCCGCATCTACAAAAGAAATATTAGTTGTTCCATTATTTGCATTATTAGTGTTTTGTAATTTAATTTGCGCTCCTAAACCTCCTGATGCGGCACCTTTGAGGTTTAATAAATTTAATCCAGAACTGTTAGTAATGGTTGTTGTTGCACCATTAAAAGTAAAATCTGACCTACCAGTTAAAGTATTAGCACTGTCAGAGCCAACAATAACCCTGTCAGCGGCATTGCTGTTTATTGTAGTTCCTGTAACTGTTGCCCATTGGACAGCGGAACTTGAACCTTGAGAAGTTAGTACTTGACCACTTGAACCGTAGTTAGCTCCACCAATTCCAATTTGTCCCGCACTTGCCACCCTGATTCTTTCACTTCCCGCTGTAGTTATTGCTAAGGCATCTGCGGCGGGTGAAAACAAACCAGTATTTAAATCATCCCTCAGAGCTAACCCCGGCGCACTTGCAGACCCGTCTTCAAGAGTTAATGTACCATCAAGCTGTAAAAGTTCTACCCAACCATCGTTTGCGCTGTTTCTTATTTTTAAAATGCCCGCTGAAGTATCAGCCCACCACATATAAGCATATCGAGTTGAAGGCTGTGATGAACTTGAATTATTACTAACAATCGCTGCTAAAGCATTATTGATGTCTGTCCTGACATTAGCTCCTGTCGAGTTGTCTATAACATAATCATGCGTTGCCATTTTGACTCTATTTTTTCTTTAAGGTTATCATAATTTTAAGAACCGCGCCCAAAACCTACAGCCGTATATCTAAAATTCCTATCAACAAAACTTGAGCCATTTTTAATATCTATTGAAAAACCTGTTCCACTTATATTTGACAATAAGAAAGTATCTCCCGCCTGTGCGTTTTCAATTGATATTCCTATAGATGGCAAAGCTGAACCCGCTGAAATACTTGTTCCACTACTGCCCGTGAAAAACGAATTTTCAAAAGTTACCGCCTTTTGTGAAGTACCTGAAGCAATTACCGCTGTCCGATTTTCTGTTCTTCTTTCTAATTCTGCACTATATCCCAATTGATCAATTTCAATTGATTGCGCGGGGTCATTAGATGTCATTTCACATTTAAATCTAAAACCACGCCCGATAAATGTTCCATTTGCAAAAGTATTATAAGCTGTAAAATCTGCCCCAAAAGTACAATTTCCGCTTGTATTTAATGATGTTGCAGAGGTCAAAACAAAACTATTTGAATCTGGAACAGATTGAATTTGATATTCGCCATCGACCCCTGTTCCACTGGTAAAGTCAACAACAACAAAACTTCCCGCAACATAACCGTGAGAACTTTTTGTAATCGTTATTGTTGTACCTGAACCGCCAGAGCCATTGTTGATTGTATAGGTTCCAGAAGTTGAAACATTAGGGTCGTTGTCTGTTTGGCTAACAAGTAATTTTGCGTTAACATCAAACGCTGTCGCGGAGTCAACGTCTGTCCATGTATCAATATTTCCTGTTCTACTATCAAACAAATCATTAGGATAAAAACCTTGTGTAACAAAATGACGTTTCAGTATTAAGGGTTGTTTGCTTCCTAAATCTAATTTATTTGCAAATTCATATGAACCAGAAGAAGCAACATCACCAGAAAAATCAAAATCTGAAAGTTGGTCAACGTCTGCGACACTATCAAATAAAACTGTTGAGTCTAAAACAAGACCATTTACGTCATCACTAAAAAATGTATTTACTTTTGTGCCTGCAAAAGGTGGCGAATCTGTATCTTCTCTATCTGTAAAAACAGCAAGTTTTGGAAGTGGGTCAGGGGTTGTAACAATTACAGATGTTTCTCCTTCGCTTAATCTTCCGCCATCGTCCCGAAACTTAAGAATATATTCACCGGTCAAGGCGGGAACAAGTGTTTCTGCAATACTTCCCGGCAGTGCAGGCAAAAGATCAACTGAATTTGTAAAGGTGCCGGTTCCGTCCGTCAAATTAGAATGGCGGACGATTACGTTTCCGCCGTGGGTTACGTCAATATCGGTTGCTTTGTCAAAACGTAGTCGCACAAACTGATCTGATACTGGTTCAACAACTAAATTTGTGACGTTTTGCGGAAGTGCAGTTTTACCAACAGCATTGAAAGTTATATCGTTTGAAGTTGCAGAAAGTTGCGCGTTTATGTTGTAACTGAATACTTGAATTTCATAAGTTCCAAGCTGACTATTCATTATTTCAAAATCAGGACTTGAAACTTTTGTTGAAACAAAATTTCCATTATTGAAACGATAATTAACTTGATATTCAACAACACCTGAAATCGGTTGCCAACTTATTATTATTTTTGAAACAGCTTGATTATTTATTGGAACAATTTTTTCCACCGCTGATAAGTTAGATGGCGGCGGTGTTAATTCATTTAAAATCGAAATATTTCTATCAGGTAAACTTTCTCCGTCTTCAATAAACGCATATTTTTCATTTATATATGATAAAGCTGTTATTGTGTAGTTTATTGAATCTGTTTCTTCAACTGTAATTACTCTAAATTTCTGAGCCTCAACTGTTGAATTTTGTATTAGATATATCGTATTTACGTTTGGTGTTTGTGAAAATGCAGCCGAAACAGTTATCGTACCGGCTGAAACACTTGATATTGTTCTACTTTCAACTGTTCCATCAGGCAGTATTAATGACAAAGTATCCGCACCAGTAAAAGGTAAATCTGTATTATTAGTATCGTCAACTGTAACAACAGTTGTTGAAGTAACGCTTTTTAATCTTCCTGAACGTCTAACGCCTGCGCGAACAGGGTCGTTGATCTCGATAACAGCGCCCGGCCTACACATTAGGCCGCCTTCCATTGATGTCGTAAATGTTACTAGCTCAGATTCATTTGCTTCCGAAAACGCGATTGCCTTTGCCAATCTGAGCGCTTGACCCCGCGATGTACACGCAAAACCTTTTACCTGTTTTACAACAGTTCCAATCTTTGCTGATAATGTAGTATTTTCAAAAACTTCATAATCTATTTCTTGCGAATCCATATTGTAATAACTGACCGATATAACTGAATGTCTCTGCTTTAGACTTGAGCCTGAATAATTAAAACCATCACTTGAAATATTTGCGAGTGAAAAAACG